TAATAGACTAAGTTACACCTATAATAACAGGTGTCAAGTCTATTGTTAAGTTTCGTCACACTTAACACCACCCCCTATTTTTTGTTACACTTGTAGTGTCAACGAAGAAAGATCAATGATCATTAATTACTCAGGTACATCGAAGGACTTATTGTACAGATCTTCTAGTTGTTGTCGCTTTGACTCAATTGACCCTAGATAACCAGAGTGGTCCATTGGCTTCATTTCCTTTTTGACTGGCGACTTAAGCTTGGCGATATAAACAAACTTCTTGTATTGTTCCGTTGCGTACTTGTCCATTTCGGACATAGTTAGAACTTTGTCAAAGTTGAGAACTAACATGTCGTCTGTTGCATATTGCAACCACTTCCTAGCACTTTGGCTAACTTTGAAAGTACCACCTTCGTTATCAAATGTTTCCTCCATAACAATTGGGTTATACATGATTAAAAAACGGCTGGCGTTTTCTTCACAGTGCATTACTTCAGCCAACACCTCTTCGCCAGTAATTAGCTTCAGGGTTGCATAAAATAGGTCGTTCATATTGGGAGTTCTCCTTCTGAACTACTTAGTGGAATTGTTTTGATACGATATGTGAAGTCCTCACTGACGTAGTACTTAATTCGTTCTGCGAGGTGTTTGTAAGTGAAGTTCTCCTTACCATACTTACCATCACGGAAGTCGTCGGCGATGTCATAAAGAGCACACTCATCTTTACCCTTACCCTTTCTCAATCCCCGACCAATTGACTGAAGGACACGAACACGAGACTTTGAGGGTGAGGCAAAGATAATGTGGTGGAGTCTCTTGATGTTAACGCCAGTAGACATAGTCCCGTAACTACCAAGGATGATATTATTGTCGGAACTTTCAGCAATAGTCCTAACTTCCTCCCTCACGTTGATGTCTACACCCCCGTGAATCATATGGACAGGCCTGTCTGTCTTTGAGTTTATAAGGTCATATAGAGGAACACCATGACCATCAACTCTGGTAAAGAGAATAAGAACATTACCATCAAGGCTATTGGCAAGATTAGCAATAAACCTATTCCTTTCCGGTAATTCACCGAGGTATTCAATTTCATCGTTATAGGTTGCAAAGGTTTTTGGGTTATGTTTAAGAGATAAGATCTCAACGTTTAGTTTGGCCAAGAAACCCTTGTCCATAAGATCAGAGGACGTAGTCGTCTTGAAGACAGGACCAAAGTGCCCCTCCAAGATGAGGCCGTTGACCTGCTTACCATCAAGTGTTCCGGTAAAACCATAACGCCACTTGGCGTCAGGGCACTTCTTCATAATGCCCTGCAAGACCTTGGCCTTGAAGTTATGGCATTCATCACCAATAACAGCGTCAAACTGGGAGAACCACTTCTTTGGGAGGCCGTAAATGCTCTGGAAGGTAGACACTGTAACTGGTGCCTTTGTGTCCAGCGAATGACCCTGGTAGATCTTATGAACATTATCGGTTACGTCCCAACCGTAATCCGCGAAGTCCTTCGTCATCTGCTCCACCAACATCTTGGTGGGGACAACAATAAGAGTCCTCTTCCCAATCGCAGTCAAATAACGAGAGATTGCATAGATCATCATCGACTTACCGGATCCGGTTGGGGAAACGATGGTCTTACGGTACTCTTTTAGGCCAGCATAAACTGTCTCAACCTGATAATCTCTCGGCTCAAGACCGGGAGCAATCTTCTGCATGAAATATTTAACACCGTTGGGGGTGATCTTTTCGTCCACCTCATACGGCACGCCATAAAACTTATTATCCTTAAACTCCCAGGTGTAACCATGTCGGTCTAACCACTTACAGAGTCTGTAGACCATACCGGCAGGACACGTCTGTGTAGTTACGGAAATTAATCGAATTTTGCCATCCCAGTACTTCTTCCTGTATGCTGGGGAGAAGGAGGCTCCTTCAACATCGAAGGAAAACTCTTCTTGGAGTTCATAGAGGATTGCAGGTTCGCAATCCAGAAGAAGATCGATTTCGTTCTTCTTAGTAATAATAACGTCAGCCACGAGATAAAATATTCTCGTAACTATTTAGTCACCCTCTGGGAGATCAATTACTTCAACATTATCCAATAAACCAGTCTTGGCGTGGACCATCCACCACGATCTCATATACTCATAGTCCAAGAACTGAATAGAGCGCCCATCCTTTAGGTGTAGTCTATAATAGTGTCTGTCATACTTCATGGCCATCCTCCGGTGCTTTCCAGTACCCCGTATCAACCCTGAGAAGGATACGGTTAATCTCCTCTAATCGTTCTGTGAATTCCTCTTTCCATGCGTCGTAGAAGTCTGAGTCACCATCATAACTCAAAGACATGTCCCTCATAGCCTCAAGGAGTTGCATCTTCTCATCCTTAAGGTCCTTCTTGAGGAACCACATTGCTTGGTATGTTCCCTGGCGGTCGTTCATTACACACCCCCAGTAAAAGACCGCCAGGTAATGGCATTCTTTATGTTATAGCTCATTTGGTGAACTTGCTTGAGAATCTCTTGCAGAGTGTCAATTATTGTCTGGTAGTATTCATACTGCATCTCCACCTTCTGGATGTCATCGTCAACTTCCACCCAACCAGGAACATCACCCTTCATAACCTTGTAGTTAAAGGGCTTCTCCGCATACTCCTCAGCTGGGAGTTTGCCGGAATAATAAAGAGTCTTCTTATGGCGAAGTTTCTTCAGTTCAAAATACTTCTTCTTTTGGAGTAGCTTAAACTCGTTCAGTAGTGTAAGATACTTCTGGTGGAGTTGGGGAATCTTTAGGGATGCCTTATCTAAAAGGATGTCATCAACCTTACTATCCTTTTCCCACCACCCCTGAATAGTTTCTAGATCCATAACAGAAGATAGTTTATGACGCTATTATAACATCAACCGAGGGGAAGGATAACCCCCTCCTCAGACCTACGATAGTCTGGCTGCATAGAAGCGTCTGTGGCTGTTGCGGCCTCATAAACATAATAGTCAAAGTAGGCATAGCGGATCTTGACTTCAGCAGTGAAGTACTGAATCTTATCAACGCTAGAGTCAAACTGCAAAGTAGTCAAGCTCACCGGGAAGGCATTCTTGAAAATAAATTCAGAAACGGGTTGGTAGTTACTGGACAGGATGAACAGTGAACAATCCGACATCCATTGGTTAAGTTGGTTTCTGTAGTCGTCTCTCCTTGAGGGGTTTTGGCTAGCGAGTTCACCACGCTTATAAGTGAACTCCTTGCTGGTCTTGGGTGTAGCCAACTCACGCATCCAGTCAGCAACCTGATAATAGTTCTTAAGGTTCTCGTCAACCAAGAAACGAAGAGTCAGATCCTCGTAATACATCTCATCACCAGGTTGTGGCAGCTTATTGAACCTGGTGTGTAAGTCCGCGGACTCCATAGACATAGCAGGGACGTTAGCCGCCTGACAAAAGAAGTCAACCCCACGCAACTTATCGATGATAAACTTGAAACCTACAGGCGACAGGAAATTGCGGTTCTCAATACTTAGAGTCGACTCTGAGGGTGGTATTGAATTATTATATGATGGGTTTGACATGTGTCACCACTGAGACCTTTTTATTATTTATCAACGTTGAACAATAGCATAAAAAAAGACCCCCGTAAAGGGGGTCTCTGTGGAACCTTGTGAAGGGGTCTCTTTGAGACCCACTTGACTACATAAGGTTGCTGATGCGCACACGCCTGTAGTACTTGTTGGTGTTGGAAGCGATAGCTCCGTTAGAAGCACCATAGCCACGAGCGAAGGGGTTAGCGACCAGACCGTAGCGGGTCTTAAAGCCGATGTTCGGTTGGAACGAATCGGCAGTAACGCTGCGTACCATCTGCAGGGGCACGTAGGGGCAATAGAAGAGACCAGCGTCATAGGCGTTGGTGCCCTTGTAGCCAGCAACGTAATACTGGGTGTCGGAAACGTTAGCCGAATAAGGATCGATGAAGACCTTGATCTTGCCGTTGATGGTACCAGCGAACAGGTTGCCGGTGTCGTCAACGTTCAGGTTAGCGTTCAGAGCAGGGGTGTAGTCCAGAACACCAGCCATGGTGAGGGCAGAAGCCACGTCAGCAGAGCAGATGATCAGGTTACCCTTTCCGCGACGAGTTTCTTGTGCGATAGCGTTGCAGTCGCGCTCGAGTTGGAACAGAAGACCCTTGAACTTCTCAACGCTCCAACGGCCGTTGCTGTCGACGTCGAGGTCGAACACACCAGCGTTAGCTACGTTGTTCTGGGCGCCGGAAACGGCAGACTGATAGATGGTGCGAACAACTTCGCGGTTGATTTCAGCCAGGATCTCAGAGGAGAGAATGTTGGCCAGCTCAGCCTCGGCATCCAGGCCGTGGATAGCGCGAAGGTCTTGAGCCAGTTCCAAGCTGTACTGAGCCTTCAGGGCACGACCCTTGGCTTCAACCACAGTCTTCTCGATGCTGAAGCCCATCTGACGGAAGGTGTTGTCTTCCAGAACTTCGGTACCCATGCCAGCCATGTTGCCGGAAGCCAGGGTAGGATCGTAGTTAGCAGCAGTTACGCCGCCGCCGGTGGCGTCGTTAAGCAGACCGGGGTTGCTCTCTTGGGAGCCGGTGCCGTCGCCAGGGGTGCCGTTGTTGGCATAGGTGACGTCAGCTTCGTTGAACAGAGCTTCAGCGTTAGCGGGGTCTTGACCCTCATACAGGGCACGCATTGCGAAGATCAGGCCGGTAGGACCGGTCATAGGCTGAACGC